GGCCGGGTAGTCATGCTCCCGCCACGGAAGGTGACATCGCGAGCCTCATGGGACTGATTGATTTCCAGCGTGTCTGGAAGGCGGCCAGCGTCCACGCCGCCCTCCAGTGACAACCAGCCATCAAAAACTCTGTTCTTGTCAGTAATCATGTTGGCAAAGTTGGTGGTAATCCACGGGTGGCGCGCTGACCGGGTACGCCCGGCCCTTGTCCGGTTTTCGGCATGGCAGCGGTCAGGCTGTTGTAGTAGGCGGGATTGGCGCGCAGGATGTCTCCCAGTTGAACCTGGCCAGCATGGAACGCATTCCAGTTGCTGCCGCCAGCGACAGGGCTTGGAGTGTTCGGGAACGGGCTTGGAGCACCGCCCTTCATCTCGCCGTAAACGTTGGGTGTCGTGTAAATACCCTTACGCAGCCGCATCAAGTATGCCCTATCCAGTGGACTCAATGCTCCGCTGCGCGAACCAAGAGCGTTAGCATTGGTTATCGGCCCCATCCCTCCAGCCGACGCACCAGCCACTGAGGTTGCTCCATGGACGGGAAAGTTGTAACCGCCGGGATTCATGGTGCTCGGGCCACGGTCAAAGATTCCTGTTCCAGCGTTGGTGAGAGTGGTGTCATGGAAGAAACTTCCTCCCTGACCGCCAACACCATAATCACCTACGTCGTATGGGCCTGCTGTCGGGCCGGTGACCTGAGACGGGAACAGGCTTTTGTCTCCTTGTCCCTCCCTGTAGCCGATGCTGGTCAGATAGGCAGGATCAGTGTTCCGTGGATCGTTCATGATGTTGTGATACAAATCCTCGCCCGCCTGAATGCCTCCCTTGATGATATTGCCAGCGGCATCAACGAGAACTCTGGTTCCATCTGACATCAGTTTCACCATCGTCTGCCCGGGGTGAAACGCATCATGCCAGCTGTATCGGGGATCAATCGGTGGAGGATTGCGCTCAAAGTTGCGAATCGCCGCCTCATCACTCTGAGAGGTTGCCGTGCCGGGAATTACTTTTCCATCAGCACCAATCATTCCGGGGCTTCCACGGGTTACTACATCCCCGCCTGAAGCAGACTGATTGCCACCTCCGCCTGTTCCAAGTTCTCCAGTTGCAGATGTCCCCTGGAACTGGTTGACATAGAAAGGATATTGATACGGCTGACTCGGGGGAGTGAACGGGCGATTCACTGGCTCTGTCCCCGTATCGTCGTAGGAAATGGTTCCCGGCGCGCTGCTGCCCGCATCGGCAGCATTTGGCTGATCTTCCCAACCCCAGATTTGCTGGTAAATGTCCGGTGGCAGCGGCTGGATTCCGGTAATCATGCCGGGGTCTGTGGTCGAGGAGTAATCCGGCGGCAAATCCGGCGGGAAGTAACCACCTTGCTCATTGGGACGCATTGTATCGTTGGTAAGCTGTGGGTTCTGGATGGGATCAAAACCCGCCGGGGGCGGTTCATTGGCGTAATCCGGTGGCGGTTCATTGGGGAAATCCGGAAACGGGTCTTCATTGAAACCCGGCTGAGTGGCGTAAGAGGTATCAGGATCGCCCAGGTAATACTTGCCATCGGGATACATCGTTTCATTGATGGGGATGTTCCGCGTTGGGTCGTTGGTGTTGATAGGAGGCAGTTCTCCACCCCAGAAATTGGGAGGGTAAGTTACGTTGGGAGGATTGGTTTCAGAAAAGATGTTCACCTGACCCGGTACGTCCGGGGTGGGATCAGGAAACACGCCGGGTGGAACGTCGAACCCAGAGTGTGGCACATTGGGCGGAAAGTAGTTTCCCTGGAACACACTGGGTGGAGCATTAACAGCCTCATGCGGGTAATTGTAACCTCCCGGCGTGGGAGATGGCAGCGGAGGAGGTTCAATCCCGGGATTGGAATAACCCAGCTGCTGCCTCAACAAATCCAGTTGCTGTTGCGTCATGGCATATTTTCCAGTTTCTCAAACAGCACCCACTTTGAAATGTCGTCGTTGTAGACGAACCGTGACGCCATCCGGGTGAATGGCCCCATCAGGGTGACCAGTGGAATGGCGGTCGAGGCCGTGAACTTTGGCCCCCAGGCGATGGAGGTTCCAACCGGGCCTAACGCTCCGGCAGAATTGAAAATCCAGATCAGCAACTCCTGTCCGTTATCCGCGCCCCCGGTCATGTTGTCACTCATCGACACGATGTTGTCGGTCAGGTTGGTGATGTGAAACACATCCATGTTGTCCGTGTTGATGCCCGGTTTCGGGTTGGAAGCGATCTTCACCGTTCGCTTGACGATGTGCTTGTTCTTAAAGGTTTCCGCTCCGCTGGTGGTAGCCACTTGTCCCGCGACAGGAAGGGTCAGACTGGTGTTGTCGGTCAGTCTGAAGGTCAGGGAGTTGGCCGAAACAGCATCGAGAATATCAACGGTCTTCAGGTCGCCATTTATCATGAGACGACCAGCGTTGGCATGCCCTGTTCCGCCAACCAGTGGACTAAGAAGTGTCGCATTCCATGTCCCTGTCGTGACCACACCGAGAGTCACAATGGAATCCTGTCCAACGTAGGCTGGATCAATGTCCACACTGTCGGGGTTTACCGCAATTCGCCCTGCGGTTCCTCCCACGTTAAGCGTCGTTCCATCAGCAGTCAGACCTGTTCCTGCTATCAGGGCGGAGATAATAGACTGCGCCGAGGAAAACTGAACGAAATGCACGTTGTCGCCTATGCCGGGAGGATCATTAACGAAAGCGGGCGTTGTCTGAACCCAGCTTGTTCCGGCGTTTTGAGTGCCCTCCAGCACAGTGCAGTACGCTCCCAGGAATTCCGGGGAAGTATCGCAATCATCTGCCCGATCCCAGTTACCCGTTTCGGTAACTACCCAGATACCATTTTCGTATGGTCTTGAGTGCTGGTTTTTAACCAGTATTCGGTCGTCTACCTCCGTTTCAAATCCATCAATGAATCGAGTCCCTTGCAAGATAATATCCCCGGAGGTGGTGGCTAACCTGACTGCTTCTTTTGGAACCAGTCCTTGCAGCAGGCTGTCCATAAATCCCATGTTGACCGCATCCCCTGGGTCTACCGGGTTGGCGACATTGATGAGGCGTTTGAAGTTCAGGTTTACGTCGCCCTGGGGATGACGGATGAACTCAAGGCTGGGCACCCTGTCCGGATCAAGAGGCGTCCCATGCCACACTCCGGAACTGATAGTTCCCACCTGTGCAATCCTGCCTTGCTGCTGCGGCGTCAGGGTTCCGTTGTCCGGGCCAATGTCCACGAATTGAGGCCGCCTTGAGTGCCACACAAGCGGGTCTGCCATGTCGAAATCGTGCAGCCATTCATTGGCCGGAGGATGAAACGCTGGCGGCTGACCGAACGGTGGAAGGTTGCTGGTGTCCAGGTGGAGCAAGCGATGGTTCGCCATGTCTACGTCGTTCTGCGCCAGTCCGTCGTAGATGAGCGTGCGCCCTGTGAGCATGTCGGGTGGTGCTTCGATTTCGTCGTCCATATTATGGAAGTGGGTTGGGAGTCAGGTCTGAGATTGGTGTCATGACCGTCCATTCTTCGATGTCGCTGTTGTTGTATCCCTGCTTTGCGGCGTAAGCCTCAATGAACTCAAATTCATTCACCTCAAGAGTGATATGGGGATCATCCGGCGTTTTATCGTAAAGGGCTTCCTGGAAGTCGTCCGGATGAATAACGTGCTGCGGCGTCACCCGATAGAACAGACGGGAATCCTTCAGCAATGACCGGATGGTGACATGCGCCTTGACCAGCGAAGGATCATCATCGGTGGGGTCATGCTTTTCCCACCAGTCCAGCACAATGGTGACATCGGGAACGTGCGGCTGTTTCGCCGCCGCAGGATTAGTGACCACGAAATGATGCCACAGCATGTCCCTCCCAAGATAGTTTGTAGCTCCAGTTGATCCCGGGTTTGGAACGTATCCCTTCCTTGAGGTCGATGGAGGCACAGGCGGCACACCCTTGCCAAGAGCTACGGGGAAAAAACGATAAGGAAATTTCCCGCCAGTGAATTTGCTGCAAGGCAGACTAAACATCCCGGCGTTAAATGCCTGCGTCACAAAGAAGGGATAGATAAATTCATGATGCTGGGGATCAAACGTCCCATCCGACCCGAACCAGGCATGGGTGGATGGATGATCCCACGTAAAAACGAATGTGCCGCTGTTGGTGATTTGGGCCGGGGTCACATGAAGCGGCGGCCTGATCGTAATACCGATTGAGCTGATAGAACCTACGGCGTCCCCCGGGGTGAAGTGAGCCAGAGGAATTTTACCGCCCGCGTCGAGCGCAGCGTAGCCGTTGTGCGCTCCTTTACGGGAAAGGAACTCAGCTTTGCTCCCGCGCGCAGCCACCGGAGCATCGGAGATGAATACCAAACCGTCCGTCAACCACGGCGAAGGCATGACACCATTCAGACTGAGCTTACTCTGGTCGATTGCGGCGGTGGCATTCACGCTATCGTCGGTCACTGAGCCGGGAGTTGGAGTCCTTCCTCCTGTCAGCCTGGGATCATCAATGCCCACCAGTCCATCAGGCACAGGGTCTAACAGGCTGACATTCCTGATGTCGTAGTTCTGGCAATCCAGATCATTGGCCAGCACTGCGTTTTCAAGGATAGGGGTCATGGCCAGGGAAGAACGTGAACCGCATTGGAATTGTTCCAGCCGACGCGGGATGAATATATCCAGACACCCGTGGAAGAATTAGGAACAGTGACATACCCGGGGTTAGGAAACTCAGCAAAGCCAGTTGAGTTGGAGGTAACTGAATAGAAAAACACCACATCTCCCACCGTGCTTCCGGCAAAAACCTTGGTGTTGCTGCTGCCATCGGCCTGTTTGGAAAAAGTCGGGTCTGGCAGCTGGGGCTGGTATCCAACGGCGACAATGGGAGCCGCCATAAAAGTCATATTGCGAGCCAGGTAATCAGTGGGATCGCCAGTGCTCGGCCCGGGGTCTGGGACAGCTCCAGGAGCGGAACCTGCTCCATAGATTGCGACAGTCATCCTGTCCGAAGGAAACTGCCCGCTGGTTACCTGTGCCGCGTTGAGGTTTGGGACAAGCGATATTGGGATCGGAGTGTACTGGAAGGTTGGTGCTCCACTTCCCGAAATGCGACCAAACCACGCCGCATCAGACATTGGCAGCCATCCAATTTTGAATACTCCGGAGCCGGTTATGGGATTTGTGCTCCCGGGCAACAGTACCAGTTCCGGAGGCAGTGTAATTCCCACCGAGGTAACGGTGGCCAGCCCGACTGAATCAGGCAGCATGGACACCGGTATTTGCCCGGTGTTGTCCAGTCCGGCGTAACCACCCGGCTGATTCTTATTGGAAAGGTATTCGGCCAAATCCCCAGGGGCTGCTGTACCTGCCGTAGTACCCAGCCACGCCGTGGGGATTGAGCCGTTCAAATTGAGTTTAGACTGCTCAATGGCGGCATCGGGAGCTACCGAAGCATTGACGACGCTCCCTGGGATTGGCTCACGGACGTCAGTCAGCCTGATGTCATCACTTGTGGCCAGGTTGAGGGGAACCGGGTCAAGGGATTTGACGTTAAGCAAGCTGTGAAACTGAGCATCGAGATCAGTTCCCAGCACTGAGTCTTCAATGATTGGTGTCATGGTGTTCTTGCTGCCAGGAAGTAATGTTGCCCGGAACGCGGTGTTGGGTTCACCGACAGAGTGAAATCGCTGATCGTTTTGGCTGTCACCTGAACACGTATGATGGCCTGACCGGAAGGTGGATCGAGCAGGTTCTCTACCCGCAACTCACTGAACCCGTAATCAGTGTTGCTGCGCGGATTGGTGAATGGAACAACCATCGTGCTGGAAGGCGGCATCAGGAGGTAGATGCGCTCGGGCGCGTCAATCTGGACAAGGGAGCTTGTCCGGACAACGGTGACCCTCCAGTGCAGGACATAAACTGATCCGGGCGGTGCCTGGGGACTGGGCGCGGGAACGCCAGCGGCAAACACCACCTGGAAACCGTAGGTTTTCCTGACTGTCGGGACAATATGAAGTCCTCCTGCGTGCGGGATTCCCTCCGCATCCACGTAGAGATATTCAAAGTTGTAGTTGATGCTGATCTTAGGAACCTGGAACAGAATCTCTGCGTGAGTCTGTCCCGTGACCAGCTCCAGCTCCCCGCGTTCATCCAGGTCACTGGTAGTGCCAGCAACATCGACTAAAAAGTCGCTCTCCGGCTCAAGGAGCTGAATCGTATCGCACTCGATTGATCCTGGGCTACTCATTGATGACCCTGTATTGCGTGGATTGCCCCGCCTCCCATCAGGAATGCGAGAAGCCCCGTCCAGAACATGATCCGTCCGACCTCAACGATCTTGGGATTCGATGACAGGACGTACATCAGCAGTCCGATTATGGAGACTAGGAGTGGGAGATAGATTATCATGGTTGTTGTCTTTCTGTGTTGATGGTTGAACTAACTGCTGCAATTCCCGGAGTGCGCCACTTATCTGGGCAAACCGGGTCTGGTTTTGAACTACCTGCTGTTGAAACTCCTGGTTAATTTTCTGGTTCTGCTGCACCATCGCGTTGTGGGCTGTCTCCAGCGTATTGCGCTCATTGACCAGTTCCGTGATTCTTGCTTGGATTTGTTCGTTCATGGTTTTCTTTCTAGCGTCTGGAGTCGCGCACGTAAATCTTCAAGTTGCTTGTCCCTGATCTGCTGTTCCAGGTCGATGAGCTTGGCTTCCTGTCGTGCCTGAGTTCGCAGATACTCGTCGTGGAACAGCTTGAAGGAAGTTGTTCCCTGGGCGTCCATGCGTTCGATGCGCGGGGCAGTCTCGATTTTCCAGTCCACGACTTCCGCAATTTTACCGCCACGCTGCCCGATGCCGTAAATGAACCCGAGCACGCCAACGATGGCGATGAGAATCGGCAGTCCGATAGCAACCCACTTTGCCTTGCCGTTCCCGTTATGTTGTTCAGCCATGCCATTAGAAATACTCTGTGATGAGGAGATACCCCTGTGTGCCTGCGCCTCCGGCGAATCCTGTTGCGCTGTTTGATGCTGCACCGCTCCCGCCACCTCCGTAATTTCTTCCAACGGTTCCAGCAGCAGCGTTTATCGCGCCCTGTGTTGAACCTCCACCAAGTGCTGCTGCTGCTGCTCCTGCACCACCTCTGCAAATAGCAAGAGTCAGTATAACTCCGACCTCGCCAAACCCCGCTGCCAAACTGTAAAGCCCGGCTGAACCACTTCCTCCAGCTCCACCTGTTCCAGCGAAAGTTGCCCCACCACTGCCTGTTGAACTAAATCCACCGCCGCCACCTCCGGTAGCCGTGCAAATACTTGGACTGTCAAAGCTAGTGTCACCACCATTTCCTCCGGCAGTAGGAGTAGCCGTTCCAGCAGCTCCGGCAGCACCGATGATGAAAGTGTAGCTGCCTTTTATAGAGGAGGTAATAAAAAACACTGCGTATCCTCCACCACCTCCTCCGCCGCCTGTTGTCGCGGTGCTTGCAGCCGCTTTCGCTCCACCACCGCCGCCGCCGCCGCCAACACATTCGACTTTTATGGTGCGAACGCCTGTAGTGGGAGTGTAAGTTCCACTTGCAGCGAACAGCGTGACTTTAGTGGGAGTCATGGCATACCATCCTTTTACCCCACTGGCATTAGTCTGGTAGGAGAAGTTGTTCCCCGGTGAAGCCGAATCACCAACAAGGTCAATCGTATTAGTGGTGCGACGAACCGTGTTGGAAAACGTCAGCGGGACTTCAAATGCGGTGGAAGCCTGCGTTGCCGCAGTGCCAAGCCCAAGGCTGGTTCTGGTCGTGGCGGCATCCTCGTAGGACACCGTTCCAAGACCAGTCGCTTTCAACCAAGAATTGCTGCCGGGGCCAGCCAGAGTGAATATGGCCGCTCCCACTGTGCTTGCTCCGAGGCTGGTTCGGCCCGTAGCAGCAGTCAGTCCTGTTGAGCCGCCATCCCATTGCTTGGTGGTATCGGCAATTCCCTGTATGCTCGTTGCCCCAGTCCACTGCGCCAGTTGCCCGCTGGTCGGTGTCCCGACATTGACCACGTTCCCTCCGGTGTCGTTACTGGACAGACCCAAGGCCACCCATGCAAGGCCGTTGTAATAATACAACTGCTTGTCACCGCTGTTCCAGTAAACCTGTCCCGTCAGCGGAGAGCCTGGATTGCTTCCGTAATTGGGAACTTGGAGCGATGTTAGAACTTGGGGCATGTTATGAGGGTTGCGTTCCACCTCCGGCAGCTTGCAGGCCGATGAGCGTTGCCCGGATGGCGTTCGCAGACTGAACTGCTGAGAAATTTATAACGACGTTGCCTGTTCCTGGTGCCACGGTAACGTCGGGGAGGATAATCGCTCCGGTTGCTTCAAGTTGAACCTGAACAATAATGGCCGCGCTTGCGACCATCAGGTGGGTGGATTGCAGAATTGTCCATCCCGTTCCTCCTGCTGCCCAGAGCGCGGTATACCATGTAGGAACACCAAGGCTGGCGCGGGCTTGGGTAGCAGACGTAGAATTTGTGCCACCATGCGCTATGTCGATTGCGGTGGCCATCCACTTTCCAGTGGTGATGCCCGTGGTTGCCGAAACCGTGGTGATCGAAGCCTGCCCGACATAGTTACTGTCAATGTCGATGCTGTCTGCGAGGGTGATGATTCGGTTGGAAGTGCCTACGACATCAATGATGGCTCCGGTTCTTACCAAACCGTTGCCAGCTCCAACTGAACCAGCTCCCGAGAATTGCGTGAACACCAGCCCGGTGCTGCCGATGGTGATCGGATCATTGCTGGTCAGAATCCATCCGGTGTCGGCATTGGTTGTTCCTTCGGTGACAAAGGTGAACATCCCCGCTGTAACTTCTGTGGGATCATCGGCGTCCGTGGCGCGGGTCATCGCCACTGCCGCGCCATTCCAGATGTAGATTCCGTTCTGGGTATTGGTGGTCTGCTCTTTGACCAGCACGCGGTCGCCTGCCACCATTGAAACGCCGTCAATCGTAGCACCAGGCGAAGCAAGGTTGATGTTGGTGAGGGTCACTGAAGCTGCGCGGCAGGATGCTTTCACATCCAGGTTTTGCGCGGCAGCATCCACGTAAGCCTTGTTTGCCGCGTCCGTGCCACTGATCGGCGTAGCCAGCCCGATGATTTTCTTGCTGTTAAGATTAACGTCAGCCGCAGCGAGAGGGATACCATCGAGTGTCGTAACCCCGGGCATGGCCTTATTGCCTGTCGTGCCTAGAGTGCGAAGCGATCCTGTGGCAGCAGCGGAATCAATGGCCAGCGCATCTGAACCACCAGCGTTATGAGTGCTTGCATGAGCGTTCAGCGTAGGATTGGGATAAGTGCCTCCCAGTGCTCCACCCGCTGTCCCGCTTGGGGCGCGGGAATCACTCAGTCGTGCATCGTTTCCAGCGCAAGCCGTAATCCCGGTTACTCCCAGTGACCGGAGCGAAGCTGTGCCAGCAGCCTGGTCGCTCATCGACGCATTGCACTTGGCGAGAGTGACAACGCTGGCAGCAATGGTGGGATTGGGATACGTGCTCCCGAGAAGATCACCACCAGCCGCGCCCGTGGGCGGGCCGCCTACCCCGGAGGAAGCATCAGCCGAACGCCATGCCGTCCCGTTCCACCAATAGAATGTGTTGTCAGTGGTATTGTAGTAACACTGCCCCGTTACTGGAGAGGAAGGGGCAGAGGAGAGTTGATGGATGCGTTCATTCCTGGTTTCCAGTTTGGCGCAATCGAGTGGTGCGGCGAGTGTTGGCATAGTGCTTGGTTAGTTGAAGTAGGCTTTACCGGATGTGGCTGACCCAAACAGGAGGGTTACATTGTTAGCGTCGATGTAATGGATGTCTGCGATGATGACGCTTCCTCCGCTGTCCACGATCTCAACCGAAGGAAATTTCCCAAGGCCATGCGTCACCGGCCATGATGCTGAAGGCGCAAGCTGGGTATAAACGAAAGTCACATCCCCGGAAGCTCCGGGCGGCCCGGTTGGGCCTGGAGGGCCGGGTTCGCCAGGTGTTCCAGGTTCTCCTGGCGGGCCTTCTTCACCCGGTATGCCCGGGGTTCCTGGTGAACCTGGCGAACCAGTCTCACCGGCAGGAGAACCGACCTTGACTATGAGTGCGCCACCTGGCTCCTCGATAAACACTCCGCCAAAGGGCGAATCAGGGAAGATAATGTCCACCTGCGCTGGCAGCGGGAAATTCTCCAGCTCCTCAAATTCAATGGTTGGTGTCGGTGACTTCATGTGAACATAAAAAATCCTGCCATTTGCTGAACGCTCGGGCCAGCAGGAGGAATTACCTTGAAAGACGCTGCCGCCAGCACCAGTCCGGTGATGTTGTTCGTCGTGGATAACGTCATCACTGCTGTATCCGCGCTGGCTTTCGCTGTGGTGACGCCATACCCGTTTGAATAATGGTTCGTGGAGGTTGCCCCGTTGTTGTTGCCTGCTGCCGTGATGGTCGCGTTATTGGATGTCCACGTATCATTGGATGCCCGGGCAATACTGCGGAGATCAGCTCCGGTCATCACGATCAGCTCCCCGGAAAGAGCGTCTACCGCCGCGAAGGTGCCAGTCAGAGGCGAACCGGTGCCGCTCGCGCTGCCGGTCTGATCCAGTGGCGATGCCGCGAGATTGCCGGAAAACTCCGCGAGCTGGGCTGCGATGACGCCGCTGGTAATGGCGGCAATGGTGGGAGCCGTATCCGCGCCAGCCGCGAGCCTGTAATAGATCGTCGCTGAACACGACGTTCCAGCCTGCTGTTTACCAATCGACCAGCCTGAAGGCGTAGTCGGAAGCGTGGCTACACCCGAAATCGCCACAAAACAGATAAGCAGATTACCGAGGACTCTGCTTTCACCCGTTCCAAACGCCGGAGTGACCGCCGCGCTGGCCGCTCCCTGAGAGGCTGTTCCTATTGTTCCTACAAGCGCGTAAGCCATTAGAAGTTCTCCATCTTGGCGATGTTATCCCACTTGGTATCAAGGCTGTTGAAAATGAATCCCAGGTAAGTCGTCTTGCTGGCGATGAGCGTGGTCGGCGCAGCCATGTCGCTTGAGAAGCGGTATTGCGTTCCCCATCCTGACAGGGCGCGAGCTGTGCCGTCGCACTTCACGCGGAACACCATTGTCTGACCGTCCACCGGGGTTCCGGAAGGATTATTGATGAGCGTCACCGCAGCGGCCTGCGCGGTAGTGATCGTGAAAACATCAGTGGTATCGGCGTTGGGCGACCATGTTGCGCCGGAAGCCTGCGCGACCACTCGCGGCACAAGTTCCTTATTGCTCAAAACCTGGGTGTCAGTGGTTCCTACAATCGCTCCTGTTGGAGCTGTGGCCGCTGCTGCGCTGCCGCAACCGATGTAGGTGCGAACTGCCGCACCATCAGCCTGTTTGAGTAAATCCCTGCCGTAAGCTGTGGTGGCAATGGCGGCGATGGCAGTCAGGTCAGCATCAATGGGCTGATAAGTGGCGGTGGCGAAAGTCGTGGTTACGGCGTCCGTGATTCCGTATCCAGCCACGGTGGTAGGAGTTCCAGTCAGCGCGCCCCATGTCCCATTGAAATTGCTTGTTCCCGCTCCGATGTAAGTCCGGGCTGCGGTGGCATCAGCCAGCGGCAGGAAACCACGGCCAAAGGAAGTGGTGGTGAGAGCCGCAATAGCAGTCAGGTCAGTGTCAATCGGCTGGAACGCGGTATTGGCTTCAGTCTTGGTGTAGCAATCGCTGATGCCGTAGCCAGCGATGGTGGTCGGAGTGCCGGTTATTGACGCCCATGAGTTCGACTCTGCCTGCCATGAATAATTGTAGTTGGTTCCGTCCACCTTCTTCAGCACCTGTCCAGTGGTGCCGCCCGTGGGAACTGATCCGCTGCCCGTAATAGCACCGATAGGCACTGCCAAACCAGCAGTGGAAACTTGCACTACTTCCGATCCACCAGCGAGAAAAGAGAACAAACCTGTCGAGAAGTAAAATCCTACCCTGTTGGGAAAACTGGAGCTAGCTCCTCCAATGAACAGGCTGCCGAGTTGCCCCGAGGAGTTGTACATGACAATGCCCGGGGTCTTGGCGGGATTGTTACTTGTGATATTAAACCGTGGATCATCTCCAGTAAGATTGAGTCCATTGGTCGCGGCGTTGCTGGTGATGTAGAGTATGTCGTTGGTCTTGTCCCAAGTCAGTCCCGTGTCACCGGCAAACGCACCAGCGTCATTGAACTGAAGCTGCGTGGTCGCACCGCCAGGAGTTCCGCCTCCGCCTGTTCCCGGCGGGCCTGTTGCTCCGGTGTCGCCAGTGTCGCCTTTCGGGCCTGTTGGCCCAGTTGGGCCTGTTGCCCCGGGGATTCCCTGCGGGCCTTGCGGGCCGGTTGCTCCTGCCGGGCCTGTTGGCCCTATTGGCCCTGTCGCTCCTGGTGGCCCTGCGGCTCCGGGGTCGCCCTGTGCTCCATCCCTTCCATCTTCTCCATCTGCCCCCGGCGGGCCTTCTGCTCCGGGCGGGCCTGGATCACCTTCCGGGCCTTCTGGCCCTTCTGGCCCTTCCGGGCCTTCGCCTGCTGGAAGTTTAACAGTGATGGAACTCCCCGGAGGCTCGATCTGAACGCCGCCAAACTCAGAGGTCGGGAAAAGCACCTCAACTTCAACTGGGGAAGGAAAGCTCATGAAGCACTTAAGACCGGGTTTTTGACTTCCACGGTTCCTGCCAGGAACGGCGGCGGGATTGTCCCGTCACCATTTACCCACAACCAGTTCCACTGGTGAACGCCCAGCTTAAGAACGGTGGTCTGTTCCTTGGTGAGACTCATCGTGGTTTCCCCGGGGTGGTTCGTCTGGTCAGGAGTTTTCCTGGCATTCAGGCTGAACTGGGCTGTCGTGGCGACCGGCGTCCAATCACCAAGAGGGATGGGATGGCCATTGCGATCCTTCCATTTGAGAACGATTGCCTCGTAAGTGCAGCCCCGCCAGATTGTGGGAAGATCGACCGGTGCTGGTTTCATGCTTTCTTCCAGACTTCGTTGGTTCCACCGACGCCCTGATTGGTAATATCCACCGGGCTTCCATCGGCAATGAGCGACACCTGGAAGTCATTCCCGCGCGCGGCAATCACGTAGTAATAAACGCCAGCCGTCAGCGGAGCGGGCAGCACGTTCTCCGGCTCAACGCCAAGAGCGAAGCGCACCATGGTTCCATTCACCATGCCGTGATTTGAGATGATGATGGTGTTGTTGGAAACGCCAACGGTGAACACTCCCACCTTCACATCGGTTGTAGATTGTCCCGCGCTACGGCCCATGAAGTAAGCGCATTGAAGTTGATTCCTGACTCCGTGGACGGCCACCGTGTTTACCAGCTCCCATCCTTCGGCGGCCTTTTGGTTTACCTCGTCAAGATTGGGAGTGTTCCCCGATGAGTAGAGGACAATGTATTCTTTAATTGTTACAGCCATAAGTGATGTGGTTATCGACCAGCACCACGACGGGCGTAATGCTGGCGCATAACTACACTCTTATGAGTAACAACTCGTCTTAGGCACCCTTAGCGGAGGGCAGTTCAAGTGAGCGATGGCGTAACCCAGGTAGGTTTGACCGGGCTGGGACGCGCTCGCATAGAGCGCATCGAAGAAGCCCATCTCACCGCGCGGGTTACAAGCCTTGTCGGTGATGACAAGGAACTGGAACTCGCCCATATGGGAGGCGTAATCGAACTTGATGCTGCCACCGGGATTGGTGGACGGTCGCTCCATCAGACTGGTGTACACCGTGGGGATGAAGACAAAGCTAATCTGGTACTTCGCATAGATGTAGCCAGGGTTCACATCGGTCTTGAATCCTACAGTGGTGCTTGTGGGCGGCAGGTATGGATAGACTCTCAACCCGTTGTTGTCGAAACGTGGCGGGAATTTCAGCCAGACATGCTTAAAGCCGTTATAGCTGTAAGGCGTGCCTAGCGCATTGATGAGTTTATCGGGGTCAGCGTAGCGGAAATCCATCCGAAGCTCGGGGTCTTGACGAATCAGATCGCGGGAGGTGACCGCATCGGTAAAGAGGGCAAAGATCGGTTGATCGTTTTGTCCTCTGCCGATTGCGCCACTTGTGGCGACAGCTCCGTCCAGTACGAGCTGGGTATAGATTTGCTCCAGTGTCCCCTGAACGAGTCTGCTGGTGATGTTAGTGAGGTTTGTGCCTCCGGCAATCGTGGCGGGAGTGAACGGATTTGCACCCGCTCCTACGTCATTGATTGCCCCTGATCCACTCTCTGTAATGTGATGCAGAGAATTGACCAGGTACTCGTTCTGATACCTGTTGCTCCAGACCCATTCTGTGACGTTCTCCAGCTGATCCATGACGTTGCCCAGGGTCTGGGCGATCATGAAGTCGTTCTGGAGATCGTTGATACAAAAGTTCTCGGTCTGGATGTTCCTCCGGTACATTGTGAACGGCCTTAGAGTCTGGCCGAACTGCAAGATTTCCGGAGGAGGCAAACAGTTGTTGTTCGTCCCCGACACGGAAGGTGTCGCAGCCGTCCAACCACTGCCGTTCTCCTTGGTTCCGTCTGTCAACGTGCGCTCCAGCATCATCGAGTTGATGGTGAAGCCCATACCGGTGGGCCACTCGCCCTTTTCGATATAGCCTACCCACGGATCGTTGAGGCTGATGCGGTTGTAGAGACGGGGAGAAACCTGTCCTGTAAGAGCGAAGAAAGCGTTTTTGATGTTTTCGCAAGCCATGAAAAAGTCCTTTCTCTCAAACAGTTGGGCTGGATGATGTTCCTACTCCAAAGGAGAAGGCATTCAGCTTTTTCCGGGTGGCTGGCTTCCGGTATTCAGCCGCTACTGTTTGAGAACGGGACTATTTCTCGACCGCGTTACGCCCTTCGGTGGATGATTCCGCTTAACATCCAAGAAAGATTTGTAGTTTCCCCGGGGTAAGTGTCAAGCGACATTTTTGGTTGTTGCAACCAAAGAACTTATGTGTTTCGATTGCAGGTCATGGACAAAAATCACAAGTCAGACCACAAACACGGTGAACCGGAGATCGAGCGCGATCATCTGGGCCAGGGGGTGAACCCGGCCATCGAGCTGGAGAAGAAAAACATGGCTGAAGCAGCCGAGAGGAACGAAAAAGCGGCCAAAGATGCCGAAAAAGCAGAGAAATCCAAAGCAGCTTAAGCTACTTCGTCGCCGTCCGAAGCGGAAACCGGTGCGTAGGGCCGTGGCGGCGGTATAGAGGTGTCCGTGGGGACGTATTGAGCGATCCCCATGTAATAACCGATCTTTTTGCGTAAAATCGGGGCGCACACCGTCACTTCACCCTTCCTGACCACAAAAGCAGCGCAAATGTGGTTGGTTGTCACTACATAAAGGCCGTCTTTTAGCTGGATCATCGGTTTCTGGCCTGCGACTTGTGGTATTCCCGTAGAAACACCTGCGCGAATGGCTGTTTCAGGTCTTCCTTCATCTGTCCTTCGGGCATCAGGTTGCCCGCGTTCCCGCCGGACTCGCTTAATGTAGGCTCGTTCCCCAGTCTTTCACGGATAATCTTGTTCAGCTCGCTAACTTTCTGCTGGGATTTGATAAAGAGCTTCCGGTAGGCGTCTGCGGTCGGAGCGAGCAGGCAGGCCAGTGCAACTTTGTCCATGTCGGTGTTTTCAAGGAACAACTGGCGTCCCTGTTCAATCAGCTGGTCACCCTGATCGTTCCACCATTTGGTTTGGGGATCATCGGTTTTCATGAACACTTCAACCTTGGCCTCGTCCCTTAGCCTTGTGAGCGCGCGATCAAACATCTGCGCCATTCCTGTGCGCTGCTGCTGAAGTTCCTGGTACTGGCGCGCCGATTCGCGTTCCCTGATCGTTTCCAGAGTCTTGGGCGCATTGGCCACGGCGCGCTGCCGGGCGTCCTCGTAACGGCGATAAGTGCGGAGCGCGTCATTGGCCTCTGTCTTGGCGGATTCGGGCATCTCCGCGAAAAGCTGGTCGAGGGCTTCAAACTGCTGTCGGCCCTGCAATGACATGGCGGCGGCCAGCTGATTGGGGTCTGCCCCGGCCTCGGCCACGATCCTCACTGCTTCGTTCCATGAACCGGTGAGAGGAGCGATGATCTTCTGCTGGAACTCCTGCGAATGCTCGACACCCACGCGGGAAAGCATTTCACTCATCTGCTTGTTCTGGTTTTCCAGGAACAGGAGACGCCTTTGCTCAATGGGGTCACGGCTGGGCTGGTTACGCAGCTCGCTGACTTCGGTTTTGAGCTTCTTGTACGCCTCACGCAAACCTTTGATGCGGCTCTGCTTCTGCTCCGGGGGAAGGTCGTCCGGGAATTCCTCGTCCGGATCGGGCTGCGGCGTAGGAGGAGTTGACGGAGCATCCGCCTTTAGTGCATCCTCAAGGAATGAAGGGAGCTTATGTTCTTCTGCTGGTGCTGGTGGCGTTGGTGACTCTGGGGTCGGTGGCGTGGCTGGTGTGGGTGTGCTCGCAGGAGCCGGAGGACTTTCTGTAGGAGGTTTCGACGGCTTAACATCGGGATAAGCGGTATCGAAGGCGCGCTGCACGGCGTCCATCCCCGGGGAGGTGTCGATTGGAGCCGGAGGCGCGTTGGATGGCTGGTAGACTGTTGGCGTTGGCGGTACGATTTGGTCAGGCATTGGGTTTTAACTCTGGTTCTTCTGATTGATATGTTGGCAGTCCGATGTTTTCCGCCGGACGCAGGGGCATCGCAAGAATCCGAAGGGTGTCGCCGTACTTGGAGTATCCCCGCGTGAGGCCGAGTTCGATGGCTGCTCTGGTAGGTGAAACGTCCTCGTCCTTGTCCCCCCGGATCGCGTAACGCGCCGGATGATTGTCTTCCATGAGGCCGAGGACTGTTCGCAGGATTCCATTGGTTTCGAGTTCCTTGGCCCACTGGCCTGCGAGAAATTTATGTCTCCGGAATTCTTCAATCGTCATTCAGATTTGGGTTTCGCTTTCGCGGCGGCTGCGGCGGCGCGCTCCTTTAACTGCGCGTCATGGCGTGCCTTGCGCTCGGCAATCGACATGGCGTGCTTGGTTTTGGTTGCTTCCACTCCCATGCTCTGTCCTGTGCGCGCGGCCTCGATGTCCATGCCCTGCCGTGTCCTGGCCTGCTCCAGCTTCATGCCGGTCGCGGTTCGCTGTACATCCGCCCCGGTTCTCACCGTGTCGCGCTGGATTCCGGCGGCGGTTTTCTTGTCGGCCAGCGTCTCGTTGAAGGTCTGCTTACGGACTTTCAGCTCATGATCGGCCTGCATCTTCTGTTCCTTGATGGCGAGATCGCCCTTGACCTTGGTCATCTTGGCCACCATGTCCGGGTCGGGCTGTTCCTGCGGCTGCGGTGCGTTGGCGGCCTGAGCTTTCATCTGCTCGGTGACCTGTTGATGGAGCTGATCGGAAATTTTGCCCAGCTGTGAAAGCTGCTGCTGGAAAGCCGTGACCTGATCCTTTCGGGTGGGATCGCCGCTTAACGCCTGAAGATGCTGGGTCATGTGCGGCCCCGCGTTTTCGAGATGCACCAGCACTTCCCCCGGGCTGGCCGCAGGAGCGGGAGGCTGCTGCTGGCCGTTCCCGTTTTGCTGCTGCGGCGGCATCATGCCGTTCCCGTTTCCGTTCATTCCGGGCTGTGGAACATTCTGCTGGCCCATCGCTCCGCCCACGGCACCCTGCGCGTGTTGCATCGCGTCCTGCATGTGGACACCAAAATGGATGGCGTGATTCTGCATCGGCTCGACCAGTGCCTTGCCGCCCTGCTGCCTTAGCGCATTGTTTTCAAGGACAGCCAGGGCGGCGTGCGCGTTGGGGACGCCGCTTTTCTCGATGGGCGGAAAGAAGGAATCAACCGAGTGCATTCCGATCCCGGGAAGGGCGCATGCCCGGGCGCGCAGCGCGTGGTTGCGGGAAATCTCATCCATGTAAGGGATCATCGACATCAGCTGCGTCGTGGCGATGTCCCGGAGCTGCGGAGAGCCGTAACCGATACTTCGGGTGGAAATGACCCGCTGGATCAATTTGAAATTCATGGCCTGCTGCGGGATGCCGCGCGCGATGCAGCGTTGGACAAAGTGCATGGCGTCCTCGCCGCCGGGGACGGACTTGCTCTGGGCCGGGTCAAGGAGTCGGCGGAGCGTTTCACGGTGGAACTTGTCGAGGTTATTGTAGTAACGGTTGGTGCTGCCCTTGGTCAGCATGCCCTGTTGCTGTTGAACCAGCTCGGCCTGCCCCAAGGTCGGCTCGGCCCTGTTACCGCCTTCATCGCTCCTTTGCCGGTAGGAACCGGTGTTGGCTTGCAGGGTGCCGTGCAGTTCCCGGCGCATGGCCATCGCGCCTTCCAGGCTTTCCGCTATCCGCGTCTGGACAACTTTGTATCCCGGTGAAACTACAGCGGCACCTCCTACAAGAGCTATCTGCGTTTCCTCGATGGCGTTGGCATCCTGGGATTCCAATGTGATCCCGCTGCCGATGACACTGCCATCAAGCATCTGGCAGAATGTTCTGTTACTAACGTCGCAGAAGTCGTAAATCTTCGGCCCCAGTCCCTTGATGGCGTGCCATGTGCCATCCGGGCCGGAGTCGTAGAAGAACGGGCAAAGAACCTGCGCGAAGGAGTCGAACTTGTTACGCCGCTTGAAAATATAACCGGTTTCCTCGTCGGTTTCGCCACTGACCTCGCTGGTGTGACCCAGGTTCTGGTCGGTCACCATGTAGTGTGAAACTTTGCCGCCGAACTCCTTGACGAACAGCGAAGCAACAAAAACTCGGTTAGAACGATGAATACCATAAAAGAGATCACCAGTGCGAATAGCCCTTTGGTAGAGATCATAGTTTTCGGTTCCAAAGGTTTGGCGCATCTCGCGCATGGCGCAATCGACAATGGCCTGCTTGCACAGGGGCGCGTTCCATCCGTCTCCGGTTGGATCATCTGTTGCGCCTTTTTTGATGAAAGCCTCCAGCTCATCGGCCCGGTAGGAATGCAGGACGACGCACAGCTCCAGGTCGCCCACGTTCGCGCGCGTCTCCTGCGGGACTAAGACCTTGCGGCTCTTGACGGCTTCACTCTGCCAGCCGATGTAATGCGGCCAGAACAAGGGGCCGACACCGTTTACCACCATCTGCCACTGGTGCAGCTGCATCTGGTGATCGAACCCGTCCCACAGGTTCAGCACATCACTGTATTCCTCGGAAATGATGTCGTTCCACTGGTCGAGGAGGTATTGCTCCACTCCTTCGATGCCGTACTCGATCCGGGCGAAACTCGGGACTTCAAAGACCAGGTCGTAGTAGGGCGTCTTGGCGGCTTCAACAATGCCTTCGCTTTCCCTGAGGTTGAAGTTGGCCCGGTGTCCCTGACCCAGATCATTGAGCTTCTGGGAACTCCATGGAGGATTGCCATCCATGAGTCCCTGGAACTTGGTGTAGCGGAACATCCGCGTCTCGTCCTCGTACTTGAGGCGGCTGACCAGTGAGCGCGCGTTACCGGCGTTGCCCAGTCGGCTGGCTGGCCGCTCGAAAGTTTCCGGATCGAGTGTCGCCAGTCCTGGGTTCGCGTCTAACATTATAATCCGTTTCCGGGTATGATGATCCTGCTTGGTTCGTCCGGAGCCTTCTCATGCTCCAAAGGAAAGCGTCTTTGCTTCTCCGCCTCCTCGTTAAGCACGTTGCGGAGGCGGCTGGTCAGCTGCTGCATGGAAGAAGCCTTGATTCCCTTCTGCCGCTCGTTTACGACGTCAAAGAGTGCCGCGCCGTAGCCGCGCTCGGGATCAAACCCGATGTCGATGCGGTACATGAGGATCGGGTTAGCCACGGTAATTCTCGCTTTCCTTGTTGAGCCAGCAGAAGCCCGGGTACATCTCTTGCATCTTTTCGTTGTCCGTGTCAAGGGTCTCTATCGGGAAATGCACTTTCGCCTGAAGGAAACATTTGCAAACGGCGCAGGACTTGAGAACGGCGTCGTATTTACTTTTTTTGTCAGCGATGACTTCCTTGACCGCCTGGCCGCAGCCCGAGCAGCCCGACACTCCAACATTCAGGTAACAGCGGGAGCATATCTCGGCACGACGGTCTGCTTCAGCCTGGGAGACGTACTTGCATCCTTTGGCTATCCATCGTGCGAAAGTCTTGAGGCCGCTGCTGACGTCGTTCCATGACAGGCCCACTGAAGGACGGGGACGATTGGGGTCGTCATACAGACAGAACCCCGGCCTCAGGGTCAGGCAGAGTTGATGCTGCATATCTGCTTCAAGCGTGGCGGGAATTTCTCGATTATTTGCGCGCAGATGAGCTTTCTCCTCGTTTATCCAGTCGGCATAGTTCCAGGCGTGTGCTACAAATCCGGATACGGGATCGACGTAGCGATAGCCATCCGGAGGGCAGTCTCCCCGAATCGGGTTAATAAGCTGGAGCAGCATAGGAGCTTTGGAGTGCGCGTTTTTTCAGGAAGCGTTTCCACGGCGAATCGGGCCTGTCCTCGGAAGTGGAAATCTCGTTAGGCGAAAGGCGGCAGCGCGCGGCGGCCACCTGCGCCGTAACGACGTCTGCATCGGCCAAGTCCGGGCTTCTGCGGGTGCGATCCTTCATCTTGGCCTTGGTTTCAAGGACGATGTAAGGCCCGCGCAATTCCCACCATCTCCGGCAGAATTCCATGGCCGATTCGGGGTCTAGTCCTCTGATTTGTCCGTTGAGAAGGAGCAGCCGGAAGAAGAACCACAGCTCGGTAACTTTTCGGTCATATTCTTCGTCGCATCGTTTCGGGTTCGTACCAGAGACAGGATGGCGGGATGGTCTTCCTCCAAATTCCACACATAGGATTTCCCGGCTCCATTCCCTTTGGAATATCGAAGCCAGACCGCCACCTTCCCCGGTACTGTCGAGGCCGAAATAGTAAGGTGTAACTCCTTCATTCTTGCATAGCTCCTTTGTTTGCCGCACGATCTGGTAATGCGTTGGATCGTCAGCTTTGACCTTGGTTTTGATGAAGACCTTGCGCTCCAGGCGCAGAGTCATTTTACCATTCACCTTTCCGCACTTAGCAAACCGAAGGACACAACGGTCATCCCCTTCAAAGGCCGGATCGAGTCCGGCGACGGGATTGACCTCCTGGTCGAAGGAACAGTCCTCAAAGGAGTTTGATCGCATAATCATCGGCATGGAGAGGACAGTCTTGGTAATTCCCTCCGGTGCCCAGTATCCGCGCCTCATCTGCCAGAATTGCGGCGAATCGACGCCGTAAACGTCCGTTGTCGTCTTAATGTCGGCCTGAGTCAGCAATCCGGGATAATTCTTGGTTTTATCAACGATATTCGGGCTTTTGAGGCCGTCCAGGTGGATGCAGACGCCCCGGCGCGTCTTCCAGCTCTCAGACTCGACATCCACGCTGTCCCAGCCCATTTCCGGCTCGCTCATGCGCCCGTGCGGGTCAAGCATGTCATCCGCGTTCCCTAAACCGATGAACTGGAAGGATTTTGCCCCTGTTTCGAGGTTGACGCAGCTTTCCACGATGGCTTCGGGCGTATACGGCATCTCATCCACGACCACAACCATGTTTGGCGCATGGAACCCGATGATTTTCCCGATTGCCTTGTCTATTTCACCTTTGTCAGTGGCAAGTCCAAAAATTCCCGCATCATCATGCCCTTTTCGGTATTGGATGCAGTTTCTGGACTGAACCATGTGGCCGAAAAGGGGACGGAGCCTGTGGAAGTGGGATATTTCCTTCCATACTCGACGGCGTAATCCATCCAGAGTGGTTGAAGTGACGATAACAACGGTGTCCTTGGGGCTTGCATAGTATTTGGTCAGGGCAAAGATGCCCGCAGAGGTGGTTTTCCAGCTTGCGGCGGGGCCAGTGACGGTACACCACGGATTTTCAGCAAACGTGCGCTGCATCCACTCGCTCCAGTCGTTCCAGATGTAGGTATTTGGAACGTGCTTGTTCCAGATCAGGTCAATGGCGTTCCTGAGATGCTGGTAACGCCCCAGACCGGTGCGGGGATCGTTGGCAAAACACCAAAGCTCAATCGCCCTCTGGTCTTGCGTCGGGAAGTTCAGTCCGTACATCGTCAATCATCCTTGCCCGGGCTTCTACCTCCTCGGGATTCACGGTCACCTGCGCGCCACCAATCAAAATCGCCCCTTCAATCAGGCCGCCTTCCTCCTCCGGCGGGTAAAGAACCTGGTAAACACCCGCAACATCACGGACTTTGCGCGCAACCTCCAGTGGATCATGGTGTTTTGCCGCCTTTTCAGAGGCATTTTTCACGTAAGCAGCCAGATTCCGCTCCGAGGATTCCCTGTTTGCCGCAATCTCCTTGGCAATCAGCTCCGCCGCGTCGATTGCCCGCTCCGACATCTGCTCCTGCGGATTAAATCCAGTGGCCTTCTTCCACTTATACTTCGCAGCAATGCAAAGCATCGTCCCCGCAGGCACTTTCGCCATCCGTGCCGCCCCGCGAGCACCGTAAAGCGTAATCAACGCCTTGAGCGCAGCCAACTCCACCTTCTGAAATGGCTTGGCCTTCTTGCTTTTCGCCATTAGTCAAAGTCTCTACCCCAGACTTTGAACAATGACAAGCTCCTTAAACGCCTTTAAGACGCTACCCCGGGGTTAAAACCAGACAGAACATGGCGTCCCAGCCGTCCCAATGGAGGATGTAACCATGTAACCCCGGGCTTCTCCCTCGCGCGCGTTAAGTACCTTCCCCGGGTTCCTGACCTACAGGAAATTTCCTTCAGGTCGGGGCTTTGTTCCTAAGTAGGAAATGTCCGGGTAACTCAGGTACTTGCACTGATGAGAATTTGTCCAGGTAACTAACCCCCCCTACCCCCCCGCTGGAACAAAAAAGAGATTCCTTGGTGCGGGGGTGCCCGCCTACCACCCTCGGTCATGACCGGCAGCCATTAAGCATGCTATCCCTCTGCCTTTGGGCCGCAGTAACTGGACACACTGTGAGCAGTAGGAAGGACACCAAGTAGTGAGTGAGCATGAGTGCTGATTGCTCTATGATTGGCTGTGCTCTGTGCTGTCTCGCTCATGCCAAGCGTACAGCATGAAGCCCGAAGGTGTACTTGTGACCCTTCGGGCTTATGACCGGACTTATTGCTTTTACTCTCGGAGTTTCACGCGCCGGTTGTGCGTCATCCTCAAGGCTTGTTATCGGTCAGCCTACCCGTTTGCAAATTCGTGAGCCGTTTAACCGTCGATGCTCAGGACGACCGCTCCACCGTGCAAGACGAATGGCGCGGCTTGAGCCTTTTTATGACTTGCTCGTGTCTCGGTCAATGCTTTCGGCGTTCAGTTGATCTTCAGTCTCACAGCTTCCGCGTCTCAGTTCATCGCGCTCATCCAATGCGCTCGCCAATGACGCTCTCAATTCCGACATCTTGCGAAACTGTTCTTCAATCTGCTTTCGCGCTTCTCGGTATGCTTGCTCCCATTTGTCCACCTTTCGAGCGTATTCCATCGAGCGCGCTTGTGCGTCATCGCGTTGGCGTTCGCAAAGGTGCAGTTCATCGGTCATCGCGTTCATGACTTCCTCGGCTTGCTCTTTGTGCTCGCGCTCGGTGGCGACTTCAGCCTTCAAGCGTTCGACATCGCGCACCAGTGAAGCGACTTCGGCTCTCGCGTTGCGCTTGATCTCGCTGACCGTATCAGTGAAGAACACCGTTATGGCTTCGCGGTCTTTGCGCTCGCGCTTGGCTGTCTCAGTCCATCGGACTAACTCACTGATTAACGTGCCTTTGTCCAACATCTCCAGCCGTGCGCGCTCAATGTCGCGCTTGTGCTCTTTGTTGCGCTCGTTCGTGGCTTCCAATTCCGCGCTGAGTCGCTCCCGCTCTTTGGTCAACCGCTCAATCTCAATTTCAAGCGGTGCGGGTTCCGGATTAAATTCCGGCGTCCTTGGCCCGTTGTAATTGCGAACCTTGGCAACCGTCTTTCCATCCTCAATGGCGTCAATCCCTTCGGGCGAACCGTGAAGGATTGCATCCGGCCAAGTTTCGCGCACGAAGGTAATGGCATCGGTCAAGCTGTCCTCTACGATGCTGTCCCGCGTTGCGTCTCCCGCTTCATGTCCCCATGAGCAGTCTTTAGTCACCCAAAAGGTGACGCTGTATTTTGTGCTGTATTTTGGTTTTGTATTCATCATTCGCCCCACCGCTTTCCAGTGAGGCGCGGTGATGAACACCGTCTAAATATCCGCTACGGCGCGATTGACTTCTCTCTCCCGCCGCCGCTCGGCGCGCTCTGCAATCGCATTGGCGCGCTCTTTGCGATACTTCGCCGTCTCGGCATCGCCAAGGTTGCCCTTGCCACCGAAAGCCTCGTAGGCTGCATCGAGTGAGCGGTAGACGGTCAATTCGCCGCGAGCAACCGCGCGCTCTACAAGCGCATGAGCAACGATTTCACTTCCAATCACTCCGCCGCAAAATTCCAAGTCACTGACCAGAACCCACGGTTTCGGATGCTTCATCAGCCATTTAACAGCCGGAAGGTCAACCGCGTTTCCGCCCATCAGCGTGTCAACGGGCAATTCGCCATTGTAGCGTTTACCCTCAACCGCATAACGGGTTAGCGTCCCGTGACCGTTGGCGTTTCCGCCGCTGTAATAGGCAACCGTCGCAGTCGGCACCAAAGCGCAAAGCGCGCTCAGGTTTTCTTTGCTCGCACCCATCGAGCCGGAAGCGTCGATGACGACGCATCCCCCCGCTTTGGCGCGTACTCGCCTTTGGAAAAGTCCGTTGGCGTCTCCGCAGATAACGGCATTCAAGAAGCGCGTCGGGTTAATGATAACACCGTTGGGCGCATGTTTCCGCGTGATGCTTTTCTCTTTATCACACGGCACCGTTTTCGGGCGCAAGTCCCGAATCGCCATATGACCGTCTATAGCGTCCCCGCTATTGACCGGTGCCATGATGTCGCCTTCAGGCACTTCCGGCGTTTCCTCGCGCTCAGTTTCCGGACTCTCCGGAGTTTCCATCAGCGCAACAAGCACCGAAATGGCGCGCGCACGTTGACGGGAGTTTTTCGCAAGTTTGATGACGGTTGCAACCGCGCCGAAGGTTTTGTCCCCCACCGCTTTTTTGACCGCCAAGTAACCGCGTTCACGGACAAACGCTTCTTTGCCGCCTTGGCCGTAACTGTGAAGCATTGCCGTTGTCCGGACTGCGTTCAGAAGCTGACCGTTGCGAAGCGCGATAGAATCCGGCGCGGTCTTATTGTCAACCGCGCGCTTGTTTTTCTTAAGCGTCCGGACTCCATCCATGGCAACCGCCAAGTGTGCGCGCTTGTAGCCAATCAGGCTTTCAAGTTTCGGGAGCGGTGTGCATTCGATGTTTACGTCGTCCACGATCTGTGAAGCAATCGCTTCGTTTTCGGTCATTGGCTTCCGCCGCTTGACCGTGTGCCGCGTTGCGTGGCGTGTCTCATGGCCGCGAATTGTGATGCCTTTGGCATCATCAGCCGCAGGCGCACCGATTTTGATGACGTTGCCACCGTTGGCGCGGTCGTACTCGGTAAAGCCGCCAATTTGCGCGCCTTTTAATTGCGCGTTGTCAGCAAGCACGATCTTTGCCCGTTTCAGTTTCCCTTTGGGGACGCTGGCTCGGATTGCATCGCGTACTGTTTTTCGATTAGGTTTTCTCATAATTTAGCTTTTCTCCGCTTCCGAAAGCATCGCTTCCAGTTTTCCAATTTCCTCTTGCCAGTAGATGTCCCGCGTGAAGTGAAATTCCTGCTCGCATTGTGCGATTTGGCGTTTCAGTCCCGCGATCACGTTGTCTTTTTCAGCTTGGCCGCTGGCATGTCGCCAAGCCTCGTTGATGTATTGCTTCGTACTCATAATTTAGGCTTTCAGTTGATTGCGCGCTGCGTCCACCATGGACATCAGCACCGTTTTTCCTTGACCTTCGCCAAAGACTAATTCTGCGGCCAATTCCTGCGAGATTCCTTCCGCTTTCAGTTGCTCAAAAGAGAGCATCCGGCGCGGTGTAATCGTTGGAACCCATTCGTCAGTTTGTGGCTCATTCGCCATTTTGTTCAGAATGAATGCCGCAGACTCCGGCGACAGCCGCCGAAGGATTCCGGCGTGTGGCGTGTCGCATCGCAGAACGATGTCGAACCGATCCAGCACCGCTTCCGCGAGTTGATCCGGCGAACCGTTCATTGTGGCAATTACGCGGTAGCCTTCGCTCGGTGTGACGGTTTCGCCATTGTCCAAGTTGAGTTTGCAGATTGCCGCATCATCCAACACACTCTGCAAAGGTGCGTCTAATTCGCCCCCCGCTTTGTGAATTTCATCCAGCACTAACGGGCAACCTTTGATTGCCGCCCTAGTGGCGCATGCGTTACTCCAATGCGTCGAACCGTCTCTCAGCAAAAATTTGCCAAAGAGAGCATCCGCGAATTGGGATTGATTTAATGTCACTCGCTCGTACTCCGGAGAGAAAGAGCAAGCCGCCGTAGTTTTGCCCGTGCCCGGTTTACCGAACAAGAGCCACCTTCGCGGCGGATTCCTAAGCGCGCTCAGAATTTCGAGCACCTTAGGCCAGTCTGTTATGGCGACCTTCTCGGTGCCAATAAGTTTTGATGTGTTCATCGTTGACCTATTGTAATGCCATACGGGTTGGGATGCAAGTGGAAAGTTTAATTTATTTTTGCCTCGGTTGTTCTAGTACCTCTCCCCCCTCTATAGTCTCCCCCCAAGGCCCGATTTATTCCTTTTTCAAGAACGGGTTGGCATCATTCCTGCTCCAATGTATAGTGAGACATCATGAAACACACACCAAAAAGTAACAGCGACAAAACGCGCACGGTTTCGGAGCACTTCGCGGAGCTGGGCCGCCGGTCGGGAGCAGCTCGCCGCCGCCGCGCCGCCTCGCCCCCACCCCGCGCGGGCCGAAACGTACTAGCACAATCCGAGCCTGAAATTGACAGGAGTCCCTTAACATGCGAACCTGTTTAGCATTATGAATACGACCCCATCAGTCAAAGACTATTTAAGGAAGATCGGGAGCAAGGGCGGGAAGAAATCCGCACAGCACCCCAACCGTCCACAATTAAACAAAGAGGCCGCCATTGCACGATGGCGCAAGCATATACCCACACCGAAAGCCATTGAAAGCACTCCGAAATAAAATAACAATAACACTTGCCAAGCTGCTAGGCATGGCTATAGTCCTAGCATATGAAATCAACACCGATCAAAGCAGGAGCACGACCACAATCATGCGTCTTGTGCGCTGCACTATTCACTGGGTACGGCAATAACCCCGCGCCATTGGCGCAAGCGGGCCGTTGCTGCGACACCTGCAATTCAACAAAGGTCATTCCCTACCGGATGGCTCCCCTCATGATGGAAATCATGATGGACAGACTGCCGAGGAACAATCAATGAAGGCTCAGGAATCAGTCGCAGACTTCAAGCAGCGCATCGCCATTATGATGCGTGAGAGGGAGACAGGAAAGAAGTACTCCATCATTGGAGCAGCACGACCACCGGAATGGTGCCGAAAGAAAGACTTGACCACTCCCAAGCCGGATGGTATTATACAGCATGACTAAGAAACACTTTATCGAATTGGCCAAGACCATTCGTGACGAGAACGCGCACCGAGAATCAGCGGGACTTCCGCTGATGTTCGACAAGGCCGCTCAGATCGCGCTGGCTGATTTTTGCATCCAGCAGAACCCACAGTTTCGCAGAGGCCGCTGGCTCGATTACATCGAAGGCAGATGCGGCCCGAACGGTGGGGAGATTAAGACCACCGCAACAGCACCAACAGACCCCTCGGACTCACTATTATGAACACACTAACATCGAACAGAATCTTACAGAAGGGGGACGAGTACCGGAAGAACGGAACATGGATGCCTGTGCCAAAGGATGACTTTGGCTTGCAGATCATGTTTACCAAGTACGCCGAAGTGCGTCGTCCCTCAGAGGAATCAAAACCAATCTCGCCGGACAGTGAAAGGCCCGAAGCTGCAAAGCCTAGCGCAACGGTAACTGCAAAGGCAGAGAAGGTGAACGTCCCTGTCCCTACACCTTCGGGGACAGGGACAACCCCTGCCGAGGAAGCACCAATGACAGGTACTGCCACAGGCAGCAGCGCAGAGTACTTGCCCACCGTGGTAAGTAAAAAGGCGCACACTAAGGAAATGACCCCTACTGAGTACCTGCAAACCTTGGTGAAAACGAAGGCCGCAGACCCGAAACCCGTTGTGCTTGCTGGCACGACTGAAACACGCGCCAACATCACTTGGCCCATGCACTCAAAGGCTATGCCCCCATGCAGATGGATTGGCCGCAATGGCACGTTCCGTTGCCGTGGAGTCAACCTTGAATTACGCAAAGACGTAGCAGGAAATGGCATCATTGCCGTTCTTCCAGTGGGAGCGCGCGGCGAGGCCAAGAACGCGGAGATTGAGTTTCCGGCGGCTGCCATTCCTCAGGTCATTAACTTTCTAAACAAGCACAAACCATGATAACAAACACCGAAGAAATCCTACTGGACGCAACCAACCAGATCACAAGGCTCAACGCCGAGCTGGCTGAAATGCGTAAGATCAATAAGCAGCAAATGGCGTTCTTTCAGGACGCGGCTGCATTCATCAGGGGCGAATGGGGCAACGATGTTGTCCTCTCCACCCTGATTCACGACATCAACGGCCTTGCCGAAGATCAACCCTGCTTCCAACCCCGGGTATCCGGGTATGCAAAGCGGGAGCGGGAGACATCATGAGCGACGAGCACGGAGTGGAAACCATCGAAGAAAGTGGTGGTGGGGAAAGTTACATGAACCTTTACGACGTAGCCAAGAAAGTCTGCCATGACTCCGGACTTCCCTACACTGACCCCCGCACCGGAGAGACTACCATCCCGAGTACTAGCACAGTCCGACACAAGAATATGTTTAACATACTAACAACACAGGAAAACCAAGCTGTACGCAGCGCAATCCGTGGGTCAATCGACCTTTATACTCGCTACGTCACCCTGAGGCCGGAAGATGCCGGAATGGCACGGAAGCAGGGACAGAAACGCCGACAACTGGCATTGCTCAAGTCAGCGATGCTCAAACTGAAAGACTAACCTATGAACGAACACGAAACCAACGGCTTCATCCCTAATGATGATGCTGCAACAGAGACGGTAAACCCGTTTTTCTGCCCCAAGTGCGACAAGTCATTCAAGAACGCAGTCGCGCTCAGGATGCACGACATTCGCAAGCACCAGAACAGGGGATGGAGCACCACGCAGAATTTCGGCAAGCGGCAAAGCCGAGAGCAGGTGCTCGCCAAAAAGCGGGAGTACAACCGCAAATGGCGGCTAAGGCATGGCATGAAAGTCAGGCCCGCATCGCTCATGCAACCCCAACGTAAAAGGCTGCAAACCCTCAAACGCAAAGCCTTGGCTCCCATTCCGGCCCCGCCAACCCCGGGGTTGGTTACATACTGCCCTCGCTGCGGCTGCAACATCAAGGTCGTATCAGCGGCCATTGCATTCGGAGACAAGCAATGAAGAAAACATTCATGGAAGGCAACGTGCAGCAAAAAGCACGGCGGGTGGACTTCTACATCTACAAAGAGGATTTCGAGGCGGCCCTCATGGGGTCACTCGGACAATCCGCTGCGGCCATATCGTCCAAGACCGGACTAACCAAAGGCAAGGTCACCTACCGGCTGAGAAAGGCCGGTGTGCGCCTTGGAGACTACAGGAGCGGGGAGAGCAGCATTGCCCGACTCGTTCTACGAAACATGCGCCCCACCTTGGAGCGCGAATTATACGCACACTTAAAATCACTATGAAACCACCAAAAGACTCACTTATGAACGAAACGGCAGGGCCGCGCCCTGCAAAGCTAATCAAGGCCACTGGCGAAGTGCTCGCAGTCCTTCCGGAAAACGGCACCGACTTCAAGCTGGAAGAATTGAACCGCTTTGTCGGCGGCTACATCGAAGTCATTTACCCGCCCCATCAGGACGGAAAGATCATGATTATCAACGAGGAAGGGAAGCTGAAAGGCTTGCCCTACAACGCCGCTGCCACAGCAATCTGGACGCATGACAACATTGTGGGCAATGCCCTGCTCTGCGAGAGCGATCAAGTCAAATGAAATGGATTAAGACAGACAGCGGCTACCATGCCGTGGTGCCCATCATCACCTACGCGGAACAACCCGACGCCAGATACGAGATACACGCGCAGCGGCGACCAGTCTACTGTGACCGTGGCGATTGGCTGATCTACATGGATGGAGTCAACGACATTGACGCCAGTGACGGATTCCCTCGCTACTTCATTGGCAGCGACGAGGAAATGAAAGACCAGATGGAGCGGTGGGTGAACCGCCGCGCAGCCTACCGGAAATACCTTCAACGTGAACACGCTTAAGACTTCACTCGGATGCCTGTTCATCGCGCTGATGTTGCGAAGCGGATTCATGCTGGCTCAGGGCGAGCTGCCATGGCTGCAATTAAACTGTCACAATCCGAGCAACAACATGACACTGAAACCCAAGTGGACGGTCATCATCAGCTCGGTCAGGCCGAACGTGAAACAGATCAGAGATAATCGTTGGGAAATTGAATTTATCCCTTGACAGATTATCCGAACCCGCTTAGTATTCAACATGAGAATAAAACACACACTATGGCGCGTGAAGAACGGATGGCTGCTCGTTCCCGAAGGGGACAACGGCATCATCAAGTCTGAATGCGCCGACGAAATCATGGTGTTCAAAACACTAAAAGAATTTGCGGAATTTACCCCCAAGAGGGTGCGAAACCGCAAAGCAACAAAGAAAGAACCAGAACATGCCAATATCAATTAACGTCAACGTCGAGAAGATCGACAAAGACCGTTTTTTCCAAGGAAAGAAAGGTCGATACATGGACTTGGTGCTGTTTGAGACACCGGAATCCGAATACGGAGACTACATGGTGAAGCAGCGCGGGGACAAAGGTGAGAAGATGCCGATTCTCGGTAACGGGAAATACTTCAAGCCAAAAGACAAGGAAGGAAAAACCGATGAACCAGCCAGCGGCGGAGACAAACCAGCCAAAAAAGACCCCTGGTAATCCCTGCCCCGGGTGTGGTTGCCCTTATCCGGGCGACCACACTCAGGATTGCAAGTGGACTACGGAACAACGCATCAAGGCATTGGAAGGCCAAGTACTGGTGCTGGCTGACCTGACCAGCAAACTGGCAGACCAGCTTTGCCATCATCAGGAGAGTTTCCTGAGATTACTCAAAGTGATGCAACCCAATGGCTGATGACGATCAGGGTGACCTGTTCAGCTGGAACGGCCACAGGCGAAAGACCAGAGCAGATCAAATCTACGCTGCCTTCCGCAAATACCACCTAGCCAACCCAATCGTATATGAATTGATTGAGAAACAGGCTCTTGAAAGGATTCGGCAGGGATACAAGAATTACGGAATTGCCAAGTGCATTGAGGATATTCGCTGGACAACCCCAAGTCATCTTATTGCCAAAGCTGGTGGCCTCAAAATCCGCAATGACTTCCGCGCCTATTATGCCCGCATGTTTCATGCACACCATCCGGAGCATGCAGGATTCTTCCGAACCCGAAAGAGGCCAAGCACAGACAGGCCGGAATTTCCCGGTGACCCTGACCCCAAGATTGACCCACCTGACCTTCCCCCGGACATAGATTTGGACAACAAACTGAGAGCACTAATCACCGAAACACTATGAAACAACCCGAAGTGAAACTTAAACCCGAAGCGCACAAAGCGAGACATGAGGAATTACACGCTGCTCTGGATGAATTGTTTGCCGACTACATCAACCATCACCCCGACCAGCATGGTTTCCTTAACATGCCAATCCTCCAACTGATTGAGTGGAGTAAAACACAAACAGAACACCCCGATGAAACTTACGAATCGTTTTAACCTACCCGAACCCTTTGTTGCCGCTGTCAGCAGCGACGATTACGAACGCGGAACCGCCGAGTACACTGCGACTGAGCTAATCAAACCCAGTCGCATTGTTGCGTACTCCAGAAAGTACGACGCTGAAATGACCGAGGATGCCTCTGATCGGGTCTGGCGTTTCCAAGGGCAGACAAAGCACGTTGTCCTTGAGCGCATCGCCAAGACCCATCCCGAGCGTTACATCGTGGAAGAACGCTTTCAAGCCACCATGCCCGGTACTGGCGCGATCATCAGCGGCAAGATTGACCTTTACGACAAGCAAGACCGCATCCTTTATGACTGGAAAGAAACCAGCGTGTGGAAATTTTTGATCGGGGACACAGAGGAATGGGAGTGCCAAGCGAACATAAATTTATATCTAATGCGTCAGGCTGCCCATCATCCGGTGAGTCTCATGAACATCGCCATTCTAAAAGACTGGAAGGCGCGAGAGGCACGGTTCAGCCGGAAGCCTGACTACCCCAAGTGCGCTGTCCATGTCATGCCGCTCCCGATGTGGAGCATCGGACAGGCTCAGGATTACATCAACAAGCGGGTGGAGAAACACCGCGCAGAGGCGGCTAACCCTCCGGTCTGCAACAAAAAGGAACGCTGGCAGCGGGACGCAAGTTTCGCTGTCATGCGTACCGACCGGAAAAGGGCCGTGAAACTCTGCATGTCGCGCGATCAGGCCGAGGCAGTCATGATGCACTCCATGAAGATCGCTCCCCCGGGGGACGCCAAGAAATTCTTCATTGAGGAACGCGCAGCCGAGCCGGTGCGCTGCCTCGACTTTTGCGGAGTGCAACTACAATGCGACTTCGGCATGGAAGCGGAAACCAAATGGAAGGAAAAACATGAGTCTAAAAAAGAGGATTAAACTTTTCTGGCACTGCCTGATTCGCTTTCACCGGCCAGCCTACGACAACCTTTACCCCGACAAGTCCTTTTGTTGGGACTGTGACTACATGCCATGAGCGACCAACCCAAACCCGCGTCAGGCATGGAAACTGAATTGCCCACCGAGATTCACGTTAAGATTGACCCATCACTCTTACCCAAACCCGCGACAGGCGAATGGACGGTGTATTCGGTGATGAAACTGCGACAGAAGCACTGGCACGAAGAAGATAAAAACAACGCCATAGCTATTGCCCACAACGCCGCACTCGC